GCTTCTACTGTAACTAAACGTAGTAAAACACAAGTAGATGTAGAAGATGCAAATGACGCAATTCGTGAGTCAGAAGTTGCAAAAATGTCCGATATGGAGTTTGAAGAACGATCTGACGAAATCAACAAAGCTATCCGTTCGGGTAAATTTGTTTACGATGTATCTGGCAAAGCTAGATAAAACTGTTGACAAATCAATTTTCAGCAGTATAACTATGGGTATATTGACAAAAGCCTCACTTTGACTACCTTTTGTCATACTCAAATTCATAAGAAGTCTAAACTAAGAAGAACTACCTGGACAAGTATAGGCCCAGTGGTATTTGCTAGCGCAAGTAAATATTAACTGCACCCTAGAAAACGTACAGCCCCTTTTAGATGTTTAAGCTTAATTCAAGCCAAATATCAGGAGGATTTTATCATGGCTTTTACAACAACAGGAGGATACGGTAACTTACCTAACGGTAACTTTTCCAGTATCATATACTCCAAAAAAGTACAACTTGCATTCCGCAAGAGTACAGTATGTGGTGACATCACCAATTCAGATTATTTTGGGGAGATAGCTGCCCAAGGTGATACGGTGAAAATCATCAAAGAACCTGAAATCTCAGTGAGCGCATATGCTAGGGGTACACAGGTTAATGCACAAGATCTTGACGATGAAGACTTTTCTCTAGTCGTTGATAAAGCTAACTACTATGCTTTTAAGATTGACGATATTGAGGAAGCTCATTCACACGTCAACTTTATGGATCTTGCTACCAATCGTGCAGCATATCGTTTAGCTGATCAGCATGACCAAGAAGTTCTTGGCTATCTATCAGGTTACAAACAGTCTGCACTACACACCGATGCTGACACAGTTAATGACCAAACAAATGGTTCAAAAGCTGTATCAACAGCAGGTTCAGACGAGTTGTTATCTTCAATGAAACTTATCAAGTCTTCATTTGGTAACATCACAACGTCTTCTGCAGGAGATCACTCAATTCCTGTAGCAGCACGTTTACCAGGTGCAACTGCACTACCAACAGCAACTGTTTCTCCTGCGATGATTATATCACGCATGAAGCGTTTGTTAGATCAACAACAAGTTGATTCACAAGGTAGGTGGCTCGTAGTTGACCCAGTATTCATGGAAATCTTAGCCGATGAGGATTCTCGATTCTTAAACGCTGATTACGGTGAATCAGGTGCTCTACGCAATGGTCTAGTACTGAACAACATGCATGGCTTCAGACTCTATACTTCCTCAAACCTTCCTCACGTAGGTACAGGTTCAGGAACTGCAGGTTCTGCAAACCAAAACACTAACTATGGTGTGATCGTTGCAGGTCATGACTCAGCAGTAGCAACTGCAGAGCAGATCAGTAAGACTGAAACATATCGTGATCCTGACAGCTTTGCTGACATCGTTCGTGGTATGCATCTATACGGCAGAAAGATTCTTCGTCCAGAAGCAATCGTAACTGCTAAATATAACGCAGCGTAAGGGGAGATTGAATTATGGCTTTAGGTGATAATACACTTCAGTCTGCTCGGGGAGCCAATGCTAACCCAGGTAGAAAACCCTACATGGTTCAAACTGTTTTGAATCTAGCAACTGCTTTGTCTGACAAAGGTTCTGCTCTTGCAGCATCTGATGTCGTTCCAGTAATTGCTGTCAAAAAAGGAACTATGATTCTTAATGCAGGTATGGAAGTTGATACAGCTTCTGACGGTTCTACATTAACTCTAGATCTAGGAACAGGGGCTGATGCCGATTGTTTTGTAGATGGATTTGATGGAACATCTGCAGCAGGAGTTGTTACTCAAAACCCTGCGGCATTCCAACCATTAATGGCTGTAGCTGATGATAACATCGACATGACAATTGCAACATTGTCTGGTGGTGCTGTTACTACAGGCAAGATCCGAATTTGGGCATGGATGATGGATTGCACAGATATAGGTAATGACGGTACTGCTAATGAAGTAGATCGTGATGCACTTGCATAACTAACTTAGGGGGCAGGGAAACTTGCCCCTTTAAGCTTATCTAAGGGATTTTTTCATGGCAACTTATATAACATTAGTAAATCAACTTCTTGTTCGTCTAAACGAAGTGACGTTAGACACTGCAGGGGATGGTTTTGCTACAGTACGTAATGTTCAAGCACTTGCTAAAGATGCTATTAATAACTCCATTAGAAATATAGTACAAACAGGACAAGAGTTTCCTTTTCTAAAAACAACTAATACACAGACACTAACAGCAGGTACTAGGCAGTATGCCTTTCCTGCTGATTTTGCTTCTGTAGATTGGGATACCTTTTATATAAAAAAACTAGGGTCTGCAGGTAATACACCTAGTTTTCTTCCTACAATATCTTTTGAAGAATATACTCAAAGATTTCGTGGGTTAGATGATGAAGGTGATTCTGGTTCTGGTATTTCAGCACCACAACGTGTATATCAAACACTAGAAGCAAAGTTTGGTGTTACACCTGTACCAAACGATAGTTATGTAGTAGAATACGTATACTTTTCATTTCCATCAGATCTTACAGCTTTTGATGACACATCTGTTATTCCAGATAGATTTAATCACGTACTAATTGATGGAGCTATGATGTACATGATGCGATTTAGATCTAATGATCAAAGTGCTGCTATACACCAACAAAACTTTCAAGACGGTATAAAATCTATGAGACGAGTACTTATGGATGATCCACTTGATGTTAGATCAACAGTAATACAAAGAAACAAATCATTCAGTAACACTATTAGCAGTATTGTATAATGCCAGATAATTTAGCCTCTTTTAAAGCCTACTGTGAAGGTGGGCTAAATACAAACAGGGATGTGTTGTCGCAAGGTGAAAGACAACCTGGTTCTGCAATTAGGCTTACTAATTATGAACCTGCTGTTACTGGTGGCTACCGTAAAATAAACGGATTTAGCAATGATTATGGTACAGTTACAGGTACAGGAAATGTACTTGGTGTTTGTGTAATAAACGGTATAAATGATGGTATATTAGCTTGCCGTACCCCTTCCAGTGGTAATAACTATTTACATAAGTGGAATAATACCTCAAGTGCATGGGATGCTGTAAGTACCTCTGGCTCACCTACAATGTCAGGTGTAACTAAGGTTAGATTTACAAAATACAACTTTGGTAGCCCAAAGGTTATTCTTACAGACGGTATAAACCCTGCAGCTACATACGATGGCACTACATACACTCAGATTACTCATGCTGATGCTCCCACAGACCCTAAATTTTCTGCTGTATTTCAAAACCACATGTTTTTAGCAGGTGATCCTGCAGAAAATACAAACTTATACTTTAGTGCTCCATATGCAGAAACAGACTTTAGTGCAGCAAATGGATCTGGAGTAATAAACGTAGGTTTTTCTATAGTAGCTATAAAGACTTTTAGAGATGCTCTGTACATTTTTGGCACTAATAACATTCGTAAGCTTGTTGGTAATAATATTTCTAACTTTGTATTAGAAACTATTACAGATGACTTAGGATGTTTAGCTTCAGACAGTGTTTTAGAGATAGGTGGTGATCTACTTTTCTTATCTCAAGATGGTATCAGACCTGTTTCAGGTACAGATAAAATTGGAGATGTTAATTTAGAAACAGTGTCAAAAAATATTCAGTCTATATTTGCTGATGTTATTTTTGATGTTGATCTTGAAGGTTTAAATGCTGTAATAATTAGAAAGAAAACACAATTTAGATACTTTTTTGCAGCGGCAGATACTCAAGGAATTATAGGGGGTTTTAGACAAACTCCCAACGGTATAAGTTTAGAGTTTGGACAATTACTTGGAATACAGGCCACTTGTGCTGACAGTGGTTACATAGGTCAAAATGAATTTGTTCTTCATGGAGATACTACAGGTAAAGTATATAGACAAGAAAAAGGCAATAGTTTTGGTGGAAGTGAGATATTTAGTTCTTATCAAACACCTTATTACTATATGCAAGATCCTGAACAAAGAAAAATATTTTACAACGTAGCAACATACATGCGTTCTGAGGGTGATAACGAGTTATTTATGTCTGCTGTTTATGATTACGAAGATTCAAACATTTTAAGTCCTACAGATTTTACATTAACAAATGATAATGCAGCAGCATATTATAACGAGGCAGCTTTTGCAGCAGATGATGCGACAAGTGGGGCTGTTTTTGATGGTGATCCTTCACCAGTACGTAGGACAAATATTTCAGGTTCAGGAAAATCAGTATCTTTTAGATATGTAACTAATGATACAAAAGCATCACACAGTATACAAGGTCTAGTGATTACTTTTGGGGTAGGAGATAGGTTATAAAATGGCAGGTTATACAAGACAATCAAGCAGTAATATACAACCAGGTGAGATTGTAAAATCTGGTCCAGTAAACAATGAATTTAATGCGATAAGAGATGCTTTTAATAAAACATCTGGTCACAAACATGATGGTACAACTGCAGAAGGCGCATACATACCAGAGATTTCTGATACAGATAATTATAATAAAGTAGTTATAGATACAACAAATAATCGTATTGGATTTTTTAGTGAAGTATCTTCTGCTGCTGTAGAACAAGTAAGAATACAAGATGGTGCTATTGTTCCTGTAACAGATAACGACATTGACCTTGGTACATCTAGTTTAGAATTTAAAGATTTATTTATTGATGGCACAGCTACAATAGACACTCTTACTGTAGATGAAAGTGCTACTATTACTGCAAACCTAACAGTAAACGGAAACACCACTCTTGGTAATGCTGCTTCAGATACAGTTACTCTTACTGCTGACGTTGCATCTGCTATTACTCCTTCTGCTGATAACACACATGACCTTGGTGCTGTAGGCTCTGAGTGGCGTAACTTATACGTTGATGGACAAGCTTTAATAGATGACCTTGTAGCTGATACTGCCGACATAAATGGTGGTAATATTGATGCTACTGTTATTGGTGCATCTACTGCTGCCGCAGGTACATTTACTGATCTTACCTCTAGTGGCACAATGACTATAGCTACTGTTGATATTAATGGTGGAGCTATTGATGGTGTAACTATTGGCGGTTCCAGTGCAGGTGCAGGTACATTTACAACTGTTACAGCTTCAGGTGCAGTAGCTATTAATGGTGGTCTTACTATGGACACCAACAAATTTACTGTCGCAGATACTAGCGGTAACACTGCAATAGCAGGTACATTAGATGTTACAGGTCAAACAACTGTAGCTAACTTGACAGCTACAGGAACTACTGTACTACCTGCTACATCTTTTGGTGATGCAAATATTACTAATGTAGGTGATATTGCATTAGATAGCATCAGTGCAGACGGCAGTACTATTACTATTACAGGTAACACTACCTTTGCTGATGGCTCTTTTGATTTTAATATTGCATCTCACGATGGTACTAATGGTCTTGCTCTTGGTGGTACTGTAGTAACAGCTAGTGCAGCAGAGCTAAATAAACTAAAAGATGTAACTTCAACAACTGCCGAAATAAATATCCTAGATGGAGATACTTCAGCTACCTCAACAACTGTAGCAGATGCAGATCGTGTTGTGCTAAATGATAATGGTACAATGGTACAAGTTGCTGTTACAGACCTTGCTGCATATTTTGACGATGAAATTACAGCAATGCCGAACCTTGTCACCACAGCAGCAACAACTGTGGGTGCTCTTAACTCTGGTTCTATTACATCTGGCTTTGGTACTATTGACACTGGCTCTAGTACAATTACCACTACAGGAGCTATCACAGGTGGTAGTCTTGTAATATCTGATGGAGGTAATATAGGCTCATCTAGTGACACAGACGCAATATCAATTGCTTCTGGTGGTAACGTCACAATGACTCAAGATTTAACTGTTACAGGAAACTTGACAGTCAATGGCTCTACATCAACTATTAGTACAACTAACACAACAATTGAAGATGCTCTTATAGAGTTAGGTACAGGAACATCTGGTACTCCATCTAATGATGCAGGTATTGTTATTGAACGTGGTTCAGCAGACAATGCCTTTATTGGTTATGATGAGTCTGCAGATAAGTTTACAGTAGGTACAGGATCATTTACAGGTGCATCTACAGGTAATCTTACAATTACAACAGGAACTCTTGTAGCTAATATAGAAGGTAATGTAACAGGTAACGTTTCAGGATCGTCAGGTTCTACTACAGGTAATGCTGCAACTGCCACTGCTCTTGCAACTGCTAGGGATATTGGTGGTGTATCTTTTGATGGTACTGGAGATATAAACTTACCAGGTGTTAATACTACAGGTGATCAAAATACAACTGGTAATGCTGCAGGTTTAACCAGTATGAATACAACTGTAGCAGAACTAAATGTTATGGATGGTGACACCTCTGCTACCTCTACAACACTTGCTGATGCTGATAGAGTTGTTGTCAATGATGCAGGAACTATGAAGCAAGTAGCTCTTACTGACTTTGAAACTTACATGGAAACATCCTTAGACACTCTAAGTAATGTAACAACAGTTGGTGCTCTTGATAGTGGTAGCATAACAAGTGGCTTTGGAGCTATAAATAATGGCTCAAGTAATATTACTACATCGGGTACTATACAGTTTGGTAGCTTATCAGATGGCACAGTAACAGTTACAGACATTGCAGATGAAGATAACTTTAGTAGTAATAGTGCAACTAAACTTGCAACACAGCAATCTATTAAAGCTTACGTAGATAGCACAGCAGGTCAAGCTAATAATGTTACAAATCTTACAGCTACAGGTGTAGAGTTAAACACTGTTGCAGATGCGTCAGGTGTAAGCATAGATACATCAACAGCAGTGGCAGCTAATGATGCATTGTTGTTGTATGATAACTCAGGTTCATCTATAGGATACTTTGATGTAGATTTACTTGATACCTATTTTTCAGCTACAACAAAAACACTAACAAACAAAACTCTTACAAGTCCTACAGTCAGTGGTTTGTACCTAAGTGATGCAGGTCTTACGATAGAGGGTTCTAGTGCTAACGATCACGAAACTGTTCTAAACGTTACTGATCCTACTGCAGATCGTACTATTACTTTTCCTGATGCTACAGGTACAGTAGTTACTACTGGTAACTTATCGGCTATTACAAGTACAGGAACACTTTCTTCTGCTACAATTTCTGGTGATCTAACTGTAGATACAAGCACACTAAAAGTAGATAGCTCAAACAATCGGGTTGGCGTGGGAACAACTTCGCCTACCAGACCATTGCAAGTTACTGATGCAACAAGCGATGGCA